TATGGAATACAATCATCCTAGCGAGATTGTCAAAGACGTTAATTTTGGCAAAAACGCTAAAAACAGGGTAATAGCTGGCGTTGAAAAGCTAGCAAAAGCAGTAAAATCAACCTTAGGTGCATCTGGAAAGTGTGTAATATACGAAGACGCGCGTGGTTTACCGGTAATAACAAAAGACGGTGTAACAGTAGCAGAATCTGTTGTCTTATTTGATCCGGTTGAAAATATGGGTGCAACCCTTATTAAAGAAGCTGCTAGAAATACAGTAAGAGAAGCAGGTGACGGTACTACTACAGCTACTGTCCTTGCTGAATCTCTGTTAAAAGAAGTAAATGACAGCGATAAAACTATTAGAGAAATAAAAGACGGAATAAATTCTGGTCTTAAAAAAGTAAATGAATACCTAGATAAGATTTCTGTCAAGATCGAGGGCGATATGCTGGAATCTGTTAGTTCGATTAGTTGTAACAACGACAACGAACTAGGAAAGATTATAGCAGAAGCTTATACTAAAGTAGGTAAAGATGGTGTGGTATTAATGGAAGAGTCACCAACTGAAGAAACATACGTTGAAGTAGTTGACGGCGTACAGATCGACTCAGGACTCACATCACCACACTTTGTTACCGATAAGGATAAACAAGTATGTGAGCTTGATAATCCGTTAGTATTGATCGTTACATCGGAAATACCTAATATACGCAAGATACAGAAGATATTAGAACACGTAATAAAGAACAAACGTTCTTTACTTATCGTGGCACCGGTGGAACAGCAAGTTAAAGCTGCACTGCTCATGAACAAAGTAAAAGGTAATATAAAAGTAAATATAGTTGATTTACCAGGCTTTGGTCCTACTAAACTAGATACATGTGATGATTTAGCATTTTTAGTTGGTGCTAAAGTAATAAACGAAGAACTAGGTGATGATCTTGATTTAATAGATGTAGATTGTTTAGGTGAAGCGCATACAGCTATTACAGATGATAAAAACACTGTACTAACTATAGATGCACCTAAAGAGCAATTAACAGAAAGAATAGAAACTATTAAGAAAACTATAGACAAGTGGGATAAAAACCCACTTATACAGAAAAAGCATAGACAAAGACTTGCAATGCTATCAGGTAGCGTAGGTGTGGTAAAAGTAGGTGCTAACTCTAAGGTTGAGATGAAAGAAAAGAAAGATAGAGTTGAAGATGCAATATATGCTACAAAAGCAGCATTACAAGAAGGTATAGTACCTGGTGGTGGTGTAGCTTTATTAAACGCAGCACAAAAATTAAAAGCTGATAATGTAGGTGAACAAGTACTATTTGATGCTATTAGAGCTCCGTATGCAACAATATTAAATAATGCTGGTTTAAACTTAAATGTTAATATTATTGAAGGAACTGGTATTAACGTTATAACAGGTGATGCTGTTAATATGATAGACTCTGGTATTATCGATCCAGTACTTGTTACTAAGTCTGCACTTAAAAATGCGGTTTCTGTTGTAACTACTATAATATCCGCTGACTGTGTAATTTCAAACATACGTATCAATGGAGGCAGTTAATAGATATATAATAGTAGAAAAAATAAAACTAGAACCTAAAAAGGTTGCTGGTCTTATAATGACGGATGATACTGATGCAGACAATCGTTATATAAAAGCAAAAATAATATCGTGTGGTAATTTAGTTGAAGTATTAAAAGATGGTGACACGATATATTATGATAAACATGCTGGACACGACATTTCATTTAATGATAAACTTTATAGAGTTATTCAAGACAGAGATGTTGTTCTAGTAGATTAAACCTAAACCATAAACAATAAACCTAAAACTTAAAAACAAAAACAAATTATTAATTAAAAAACAAAAAAATGACTGATCCATTATTAATTTTTATTGATGCCGCTGATGACGCTGCTGCTTATCCAGCATCAAGAATGTATGGTATGACTGTAGCTGGTGACGGCGCAATTAAAATGCAATTTGAAAGTTCAATAGGAAGTGGCGGTACTGATGGTGCTTCTAGTGATATTATCACTTTAACTGTTACTGCTGATACTGAGTTGACTGTGTTTAAAGCTATAGCAGAAGCTATTGAAGGCGCTAAGAGAAACGCTAAAAACTTAGGACATCTTACAATTTGCGACGACGTAAACTCTGTGTTTGCTCATGCTGACATTTTAAGTTGTACTTTAACTATTGATTCATAATAGTTGAGACTAACCGCGCAGGATCTGCGTGAAATGAATATCCTTAAGTATTACAGGCTCACTAGAAAGTGGGTCTGTAAAACTTACGGGTTAAAAGATGCAGATTTAGAATTATTAATTTATTTAGATTGTAAAAAAAGATTTACACGAAACGAGTTTTTAGACGGTACTTATACATATTCATGGGACAAAAACCGTTGGGAAAGACTACGAAGAGATGGTTGGATAGAAGTATGGAGACATAGAAATAGAACAACTATAAAATATTCTGTATTTAAAACATCTTTTAAATGTGGTCAAATGATAAGTAGAATATATAGAATACTTTTAGGCGAGGAAGATATGCCTACATCTGAGCGAAGTATTTTTTACAATAACAAATCATATACAGATAAGGTTTATAATAAATCTATAGATGATATGATAAAAGATAAAGATAGATAATGGGATATAAACTAGGTAAAAGTAGAGGTAATTACGCTGTTAACGGTGTAATAAAAACAAAACTACGCTTCGGTCAAGAAGCTGGTGGCGATGCGTCTGTACCTGGTACACCTGTTATAAGAAAACCATTAGATGAGGGTATTATGGGTGAAGCTAATATGGATGGTAGTATATTTATTAGTGATCAAATAATACCAGGTAGTAAAGAAGAAAAACAAGTTGTAAATCATGAGATGCGTCATGCTACTGATATGAAAATAGGTAAGCTAACATATAGTGATGACTTTGTTAAATGGAACGGTAATACATATCCAAGAAAAACTATTAATGGTAAAGATATGATTATAGTAGATGGTGTTGCAAAAGAAGCTGGTACGCATGACTTTCCATGGGAAGAAGATGCTAATGTAGGTAACGGAAATATTTAAAATATGATAGGAAATTTATTATCAAAAGGAACAGCAGAACTAGTTAAAAATGTAGGTGGAGTTATAGATAACTTACATACATCTGCAGAAGAAAAGCTAGATGCTGAAAGAAAAATTAAAGATATGATTATGGGTTACGAAGCTGAGATGCAAAAGCAAGTAACAGAGAGATGGAAGTTAGACATGAATAGTGATTCATGGCTTAGTAAGAATATAAGGCCATTAGTCTTAGTATTTTTAGTAGTAGCAACAGTGTTATTAATATTTATCGATGCTGGTGTTATTACGTTTCAAGTACAAGACAAATGGACAGACTTATTACAATTAGTATTAATAACCGTGATCGGTGCTTATTTTGGCGGTAGATCACTAGAAAAAGTAAAAAAATAAAATGATTAATAACAAAACATTTACAAAAGTATTACCTACTTTACCTGCTAGTATACAAACAGCAGCTTATGCAGATACAGAAATACTATTTGATTGGCACGAGGTAAAAGGCTTTAAAGGAGCATCAGTAGACGGTATACAAGTTATAGTAAGAGGTACAAATGGTGCTGATCAAACAATGGTTGCTGTAGACTTGTTATTTGCAACTAGCCGTATTAGAGAAGAAGAAAGAGGTATATCAGTAGACCAAGTACCTCCAACTTTAGGAACTACCGGTGCAGCTGTAGATACATTTCAATGGAAAAATAACTTAGTAGGATATGTTCCTATTGCAGCTAATGATTTTATTGATGGTGATTTAGTAGTTTTAAATATAGCTACAAAGTCAGGTTTAAATATACCTGTTAGCGGAGATTTATATGTAGCAGCTATAGCTAAAGGCGCTTTAGATTTTAGATCAACAGTACAAGTTGCTACTCAAACAGCAACTAATACAGCTGATGTAGTTGTTAAAACCACGTCTGCTTTAACTAACTTTGCGCCAGGCGACGTATTACATGACGAAAACGATTTAGTTATTGGTACTGTTAAATCAGTTACCGATGCTACAAATATTGTATTAACTAAAAACTGCGCTAGCGTTAGTGCTGTAAATAAAGATCTATACAACATACACCCGATACAATTAATGTTATCTGGTTCTATATAAACAAATTAAATTAACTTAAATTAAATAAAATGGCAAAAACAAAAACAGAAGAAGTAATAGACTTAAAACCTGAAAGCATAACTAAAGATCAGTTAAACAAAATACAGGATCAGATAAAAAGAATTAATAAATTTCAATTAGAAGTTGGTATAGTAGAAACAAAAAAACACGCTATGTTACATCAAGTTGGCTCTATACAAAATGAGATATTAGAAACTCAAAAAGAACTAGAAGAGCAGTATGGTACAGCTGATGTTAATATTGAAACAGGTAAAATAAACTATCCAGAAAATGGCGAAGCTGATAAGAAAAATTAGTATAGGTAAAGACTATAAAAACGACGCTATGCATTACGCTGTTGGTCAAGAAGTATATGGAGGTCATACTATTTGTGATATAATAGAAGAAGATGAAAAGTTTTCTATTTATATTAAAAAGAAAAAAGATGTATTACCTTGGAAAGACTTTAATAAAAACATGGCTGTATCTGTAGAATATAACTTAGAGTACTAATGAAAAGCGTTTACAACTATGTTGTAAAACCAAAAGGAAGTAGATATAATAATAGTAAAAAAGTTGGTGATAAAGATTTAATACTTAATACTGAAATATTTAATCACCAATATATAAACCGTGAAGCAGAAGTTATATCTACACCTTTGATTAGTTACAGCAATATAAAACCTAGCGACACGATTATAGTACATCACAATGTTTTTCGTAGATGGCATAACGTAAAAGGTATTGAAAAAAATAGTAAAAGCTATTTTAACGAAGACACATATATTATATCACAAGATCAAATATTTGCTTACTATAAAGAACAATGGAAACCTATGCCTGGTTATTGCTTTGTGAAACCAATAAAAAGTTTTGATAAGTTTAATATTGATCAAGAACAACCATTAGTAGGTGTTATAGAATACGCTGATAAAGGCTTTAACAAAGGTGACTTAGTTGGTTTTACACCTAACAGCGAATATGAGTTCGTAATAGACGGGCAAAAATTATATCGAGTTTTATCTAAATTTATTACAATTAAATATGAATATCAAGGACACGAAGAAACTTATAATCCAAGCTGGGCACAGAGCGGTTGAAGAACTTATCAATGTAGCTAGAGAAAAGATTATTACTAATACAGAAGATGATGTCTCTGCTGATAGACTAAAAAATGCTGCAGCTACTAAAAAGCTAGCTATATTTGATGCGTTTGAAATACTTAACAGAATACAAGAAGAAGAAAACTTGCTTGATGGCAAAGCACCTGAAGAGAGAAAGGAAAAAGTTTTTAAAGGATTCGCAGAAGGTAGATCTAAGTAATGTACGAGCAAAGTTTAGTTAAGGTTATAGAGCCTGTAAAAAAAACTACAATTAGTAGACTTAACAAAAGTAAAAAATGGAAATATGGATATAATAAAGAACACAATCTCGTTGTTATCTCAAAAACTGGGCAAATTGGTGAAATACTTGAAATACAAAATTTGCAAATCGCGCTGCCAAGACGACCAGTGCGACTGTACGCACACAAACTAAATAAGTGGGTAAAACAAGAACAACCAAAAGAATTATTAAGGCTTAAAAATATATTTGATTGGAGAGCTTATCCAGAAGATCAAAAAGACAAATGGTTTGATTATATAGACGAGGAGTTTAAACGTAGAGATGAAGGTTTTTGGTTTACGAACAATAACAAATCAACATACATAACAGGTGCTCACTATATGTATTTACAATGGAGCAAAATAGATGTAGGTGCGCCAGACTTTAGAGAAGCTAATAGATTATTTTATATATTCTGGGAAGCTTGTAAAGCAGATAAACGATGCTACGGTATGTGTTATCTTAAAAATCGTCGTAGTGGTTTTTCTTTTATGTCTTCAGCTGAAACAGTTAATTTAGCTACATTAGCAAGTGATAGTAGATTTGGTATCTTATCTAAAAGTGGTTCTGATGCAAAGAAAATGTTTACAGATAAAGTAGTGCCGATTAGCATTAACTACCCATTTTTCTTTAAACCAATACAAGACGGTATGGACAGGCCAAAATCAGAGCTTGCGTATAGAGTACCAGCTAGTAAGTTTACAAGAAAAAAGATAACAGCTAATGAACAAGTTGAACAATTAGAAGGTTTAGATACAACTATTGACTGGAAAAACACAGGTGATAATAGTTACGATGGTGAAAAGTTAAACTTGTTAGTACACGATGAAAGCGGTAAGTGGGAAAGACCTGATAATATATTAAATAACTGGAGGGTTACAAAAACATGTTTACGATTAGGTAGTAGAATAGTTGGTAAATGTATGATGGGCTCAACTTCAAACTCATTAGATAAAGGTGGAGGAAATTTTAAAAAATTATACAATGCATCAGATGTCACTAAGAGAAATAGAAATGGCCAGACAAAGTCTGGTTTATACTCTTTGTTTATCCCAATGGAATGGAACTACGAAGGATTTATTGATGAGCACGGAGTTCCAGTATTTACTACACCTGACACAGATGTCTTCGCCTCAGACGGTGAATTAATAGATGTAGGTGTAATAGATAATTGGCAAAACGAAGCTGATGGTTTAAAAGATGATCAAGATGCTTTAAATGAATTTTATCGCCAGTTTCCTAGAACAACTGAACACGCGTTTAGAGATGAAACAAAAAATAGTATATTTAATTTAGTAAAAATATACGAGCAGATAGACTATAATGAAGAGTTAGGTAATAGCTTAGGTATAACTCAAGGTAATTTTCAATGGGTTAACGGTATAAAAGATTCTCAAGTTATTTATTATCCAGATCCAAAAGGTAGATTTAAAGTTAGTTGGGTGCCTAAGCAACAACTACAAAATAGAGTGGTACTTAAAAATGGTATTAAATATCCTGGTAATGAACATATGGGTGCTTTTGGATGTGACTCATATGATATATCCGGGACCGTAGATGGTGAAGGTTCGAAAGGAGCACTTCACGGACTTACTAAGTTCAGCATGGAGGACGCTCCAGCTAACAGCTTCTTTTTAGAATACTTATCAAGACCACCTACGGCAGAAATATTTTTTGAAGATGTATTAATGGCATTGGTTTTTTATGGCATGCCAATACTAGCAGAAAACAATAAACCTAGGTTATTGTACTATTTGAGACGTAGAGGTTACAGAGGTTTTAGTATGAATAGACCAGATAAAATATGGAATAAGTTATCTGTTGCTGAAAAAGAAATAGGTGGTATACCAAACTCTAGTGAAGATATAAAACAAGCTCATGCCGCTGCTATTGAAATGTACATACAAGATCATGTAGGTATGAAACAAGATGGTAGTTTTGGTAATACATATTTTAACGCTTTATTAAATGATTGGGCTAAATTTGATATAAACAAAAGAACAAAGTTTGATGCTACTATAAGTAGTGGTTTAGCGATAACGGCAAACAATAAAC